ACCACCAGGAGTTGTCCAAGCAATTTGAGAAGCACCTTCTCTATTTTTTCTATATAGATAACTACAACCATCTGTTGTTTTTGGTTCATCAATTTCTTTACCAACACCTTCATCCCACTCTTGACTTAATGGATAAGCGGCAATTGTATATTCCTCAGTCAATCCACTTGTACCCTCAGTCTCATAAAGTCTTAAATTTAATTTATAATCACTTGGTAATACTGAAGAACTAATATAGTTTTCTATTTCAGTAGTATTAAATTGAAGAAGAACACGAGTGTTATAAGAAAAGGTTCTGTCAAAAAATACTTTCTTTAACTCAAGAACTTCGTCTTGTCCTGTATTCTTATCTTTAAAGTCTTCACCAGTAATTTGGTTTGAACCACTACTGATAAAGGCATCTTTGGTTGTAAAAAAATATCTATGCATTATATCACTTTTCCATATATGTCTTGGTTAGGGTTTTTTAATTCGAATACTGATGGTGAAACTGATGGTCTATAAATACCATCTTGTAAAGCATCATCGAAGTTATATTGAAAACCATAATTACTATCTGTACCTATGACTTCTCCATCACCTTTATAATAATATAATTGTCTACCTTCAGCATAGTCACCAGGTTTTCCATCTTGAAATAATTTTAATTCTCGTATACCCACGACTCCGTCTAAAGCCAAAATATTGTATTGTAAATCATTCATGTTAACTGATTGTCTAAATTGCATCTTTTCTATTTTAAAGAAATCCTTTATGACATCAATTACATTTATTTTAACTTCGGTTGGATTAAATCTTCTATCATAATTAACTAAAAATCTTACACCAAAATTTATAATATAGCCAGAAAATAAATTACTATTTGCAGTAAATCCAAAGTCTACAATATCGTTTATCATTCTAAATTGGTTAAGATATCTAGCAACATTTTGTAGTGCTAATTGTGGTGTTTGAACTAATTGTTTGTTCTGATTATAAGAAAGTGTTGATACCAAAAGAGTTCCACCACTCTGTTCAGGATCTAATCGTTCAACGTAACATTTAGCAATACTACCAAACTTCTGTGGTATACTTAATATTCTAGCAGTATAATCTTCTTTGGTAACACAACGAAGTTGAGAAGCAAAGAAGGCACTAGCATTAGTTTTTATTTCATCTACAGTTTGTCCATCAGTTCCACCTATACTTGGTTCATCATTTGTGACAGTTATAGTTACACCTGCTGGTGAATTTTGAACTTCTGTTATTTCATTTGTCTGTACATTTGTTTCTAAACCACCACCAGCTCTGTATGTAAATGTTAGAACAGTATTAGTTGGAGTCTCTCCTAAATTAAGATTATTACCTGTTGTTGAACCTATAGCACCAGGTATATCAGCAAGGTTAGTTCCATTTATTGTTACACCAGCTTGTTCTACAGGATCTACATTTGAACCTGAATTACTAAATCTAAATAAACCATTACCGAAACAAAATTTGTAACTATTACTATCTTCATCATATTTAGTAATAAACTTTTTATTTGTTCTTATATATTCTGCAGTATATGGTATTGGTATTGGTGATATATCATTACTACCATCTCCATCCAAATCTAACATGTCATAAGCAGATGTTCTAAGAGTTGTAGGATCACTATAGTGAAGTTCCCTTAATACTTTTTCTTGTGCTAGATAATCTACTTCGTACCATTTTTGTCCTGAACTATCTTCACAAGATAAAACTTCTATAAGGTCATCTTCTCCTAAATCCAATTCTAAAAATTTAGTTGGACTCGTAATGGTAAAAGATTTTGTTTTTGTTTTACCAGATACGGCTCTTACATATCTCGTCAACGTATATGTATCAGCTTCTCCATTATCATCAAGTGTTGGTGCACTTATTTCAGGATCACCTGAACCACTTGCTGTAAAATCTATTTCACTTGTTGTCTCAAATATTACTTCTGAGTCTATGTTTGATGCAACTTGTAAACCACTACCTATTGGATGTCCACTTGATAGGTCACCATACTTTGGATTACCATCTGTATCAGCATCTATAGTGGTTGTAACTTTTAAACGAACAACGGATGGTGTTTTGTTTGGAGTCTTGTATCCAAGAAATTCTGCAAGTCTTCTTACGTTTCTTTTTTCAGTTGCTGTTGATAAAATATTTTCTTTGTAATTATAATCTATATAGTAAGAAAGAACATCACCAACATAACTTGACAACTCTATCAACATCATACCAGGTGATGTTTCGTTAAAATCTTTGTATGTATCAGGAAAATAAGATTTAGTATATTCAATTAAATCAGCTTTTATTGAACTAAAATCCTTACTTGTATAGTTAACATTTGTTGGTATTAACTTTTGTTTTTCAGTATATCCCATTAGTAAACTCCATCAGTTGCTGTTGTGGTTTGGTTTCCAACACCATCAAATGTAACTTGAACACTCTCTAAACTATTTGGTGCTCTTTTAATATTAAATACTATGTTTATCACGAGTTGATTTACTTCATCTCTATTTGTTATTTGTATATCTTTAAGTTCAACGAATGGTAGCCATCTACTAAATACATCAACAATATCATTCTCAATTTGAATACTTGTTTCTTCTGTCATCTGTTGAAACAAATAATTTTTTAAATTCATTCCTAAGTTCGGTTGAAATAATCTTTCCCCTTGATTTGTCTGTAGAAGAAGTTTGATGTTATTTTTAATAGCATCGATAGTAGTCTTTGTGGATTTAAAATACCCATCACCATTACCAACACGACCAAATGGAAAATCAATTCCAACTGATACTCGTTTATCTTGGTCTTCTACAAATCTATCTTTTCTTCTATCTAATATCGGCATTATTATTCCTCATCCAATCCAGTATTATCAACCTCATCTACTCTAAGTCTAACCTCTGAAGCATTTGACGCACCATCTGCTTTTTGACTCATACCAGGAGCATTTGCATCAACATCAGCAGTAGTCTCTATGATAAATGGTCCTGCTCCAGCAAGAGAAACTGGTGTTGTAGGTATTATAGAATGAGGAGCAGGAGCTCCTACAGTTGGTATCGCAGTTGCAACTATTCCATCTACAGTTGTCTGTATTACAGGTGCACTTAACTTGTCCACCCTAAAGGTCTGTGATGTTACCCAATTAACAATTGCCTTTGTTAAGTCTATTGATAAAGTGTCTATTTTTTTCTTACCATCTTTTGTGGCATCAACATTTTCTTTACCTAAGTTCTTTTCAAATGCTTTATATATGTCGTCTTTAAGCGCCATTCTTAAACCTATCTTTTTCCTCTAATTTATTCATTACTGCTGAATAATCTTTGTTTATAGCGTTTGATAGAAAATCAGGAAGTCCTTCAGTTGTATCTTTTACAGATTTAACTTCTGCTTCTTTTTCTATATCTTTCCAATCTCCTGCATGAGCAGTTTCTTTTAATATATCATTAAGAATAGAGTCTTTTGTAAGTGGAGCAGCTGGTTTCTTCTTCGGTGCTGCCAGGACAGGTTGTTTTTTAGATGGAGACGAGGTAGGCTGTAATGCCTTATCTTCTACTATACTGTTAGTATTACTCTTAACTAACACTTCATCTAATTTTTTTTCAAGTCGACTAAATTTATAATCTAACTCTTCTCTTACTACTTCTCTTATTAACTTCTTAAATATATTAACCTTCATTTTAACTCCTGTTCGTTTCTATGAAATGATGTTGACTTAAAAATTTTGTTTTGCCAACATCATGTATTGTTATCTCTTGACCATCAGCATTTGTTGTTGATGTAGTTCTTTCTTCTAAACTATCTAATATCTCAGATATAGAAAGTAAATTATTTTCCAACGTAGCACCCTTAGTAGTTGGTAAATTTAAAAAAGCACCAGTCGCATCAACGAGTGGTATTGGAACTCCTTGTACAAGAGCATGAGCATTTTTTAATATTTTTGCCATATCTTCTAATAGTTTCCTTAACTCGTCACCTAACACTAATGGTTCTTTTTTAGATTTAGACTCTATTCCTAAATAAATATTATCAGAATTAATAAGTGAATAACCAGGATTGTTTATTATTACATTTTCACCAGCACCAAAACTTATATTTCTTTTTGAAGATACAGTAAAGTCTCCTTTGGTTTTGCCTCTAACATTAAATGTTATTCTATCAGATGTAAATAATATTTGGTCATATTCATTGTTTGATTCCTCAAAACCATCTCCATCTTCAAATCCATAATCATAATCAAACACGTTAAAAGGTTCGACTCCACTTCCTTTGTTTATTCTAAAATTATGAGGTGGTTCTTCTTCTGATTGTTCAGCAACTTCAAATGGTATGTCTACAGATAATCTAAATCCAGTATTTAATGTTGAAAAATTTTGTGATATTGTACCATTGGAAAGAAAAGATATCTGTGAACCAATTGATATATCCTCCACGTCTGCTTCATTGTTATTACTTAATATTAGATTTGGAAATATACTATTAGAACCCAACCTAATAGAATTACCATGTCTACCCTCTATTATTAAATCACTATGTCTTGAGAACTGATAATATTTTGGGGTGAGAAAATCTAAATTATTATTTCTTTTTTTAGATAATTTTTTTACTGCTCTTTCAGATGGATATAATTTACCATAACCCGATTCGTCTATTTGACTTCTATCTACAGCACCTCGACCTTCCATAGTCGATGAATATTTATTGTATGGTGATTCCATAGGATCGTTTTTAGTATTTAGTGGTCCTATGTAATAAACCTTTTTTGCTATCTGTGCAAATAAAACAATGTCACCCCTTGTTATTGAATCAC